GTGATACTGTATCAGGCCATTGTTTGGCAGGATCATAACCAGTATCAGTCCACTCATCATCTGTATCAAATACATCTTCTTGTTCTGCTTGTGTAAGAGCTGGTGCTGTATAAGTGTCTGCTGCATTTTGAATATACAAGCAAATTTCATTATCATTAGTAAATTTACCTTCACTGCCACCAGTTTGTACTATTGATACACCAGTTAAATATCCGCTACCATTTACTGTAACTGTAAAGTCTGGCATAGTTTCATTAGTTTGGCTGACAATGGTATCGCTAACATATCCAGCTTGACGGTATCGTGTTAAATCTACTGCACCGCCAAATGCGTATGAGCTTGCTCCTGTTCGATACTTGTATTGTTGGTTGCCTGCACTTACCAGTGTTGCTGTATCTAATTCAAACTTGAAAGGATCATCTGTGTGTACTGCAATGCTACCTGTTGTAGCTGCCACTGGATCGCTTACAAGTATTTGTCCATCATCCACAGCCGTAAACACTTCTGTAACCGTACCAGTTGTACTTGGATCATCATTAGGGTTTACTTCTACAGTTAGTGCTGTTGAAAACTCTGTTGTGTTCCACACTGTTTCAAACTGAGCCATCGATGTTCTCCAATCAAACAGTGTTGTAAGATCTTTGTCATTGTATAGTATCCAGTGATTGGCCAGTGTTGGGTGTTCTTTGATAAATTTTGGATTATCTCTTACATACTCCATAATAGTTTCAAATGTTCTTCTAACTATAAAGTGTCCGCCTAAGTCACTACTGCTGGCAGGGTTTTTGACAAATATAAACCCACGATATCCACCGCATAATTTTAGATTAGCATTGACATGGATTGTAGCTGGTAGTGTATTTGTTTCTTCAAACTTTGTTGCTTGAGGATGTGTTATACTATCATTATATGTAAATGTATCTACACTTGTTCCGTTTACCAGTGCTATACCTTGGCTGGTAATGTCTACAAATACTGGTTCTCCAAGGAAACTTGTTGTTAGTGTTTCTTTTAGCCTTATTTCATCATAATATGTTCCTGGAAAGTCTGGATTTTCAACTATTACGAATGTGTATCTCTTTTTACCCATTTGCATTGTAGACATATTGCTATCCACTGCCCAGTCACCTGTTACAGGCTCTTCGCCATTGTATTCTGCTCCGTTGTTGTCAAACCTAAACTTTTGTACATAGTTTTCATGGTACACTATGTTAGCCTGAACAACGACTCTGTTTGCCTGGAACATTAGGTTTGTTCCCAAACGGTCGACAAACATTTTACCGCTAGTGTAGAAGCTTGAAATCTTGCCGTTGTGTGTGCTAACATCAGCTGTTTGGACTGTAAATGTACTGCCGCTTGGCTTTAGTCTAAGTACATCTCTTAAACCGTGTAATACAAACACTGTACTGCCATCACCTGATATATCTAAATTAAAGACGGTTTGGCTACCCAGGTTATATGATCTTTGTACACTCCAGTTGTTGCTGCCATCTGGTTCCAACCATACAAGGTAAGTGTCGTCATCGCTATCATAAGTTGCAATTAATACACCCAAGTCTTCACTCCAACGAAAGTTTTCATAGTCCTGACCGCCCATACTGTGTGTGGTTGTATAATCTAAATCCCAATCTAAATCATCACCCTGGAAGCTGTATTTTTCAAATGTTAGTGTACCCATAAATTCACTTGTGGCAATAAAAGTTCTGCCATCCTCGCTGACATCACCTCCGTTGTTACCACCTTGTCCTTTTGCTGGTCCTGTTAAAACAATTCTTGCGCTATCATCAGCTATGATTTCATTTCTGTCCTCGAGTTTTTCAGGCAGTGTAACACCAGTTATATTGATTGCAACATTATCATTGCTCAAGTCATAATCTGAAATACCTAAATTGTCCATGCTTGTAACACCCAATAAGTCAGTGCCAGCTTGATCCCAACTTAGGTTAAATGTATTGCTGTCAATTGCTTGTGCATAAAAGGTTGCACCATTGTATATTTCCAAGATATTATCGAATCCGCTTAGTACAACTTGTGTACCATCTGTTAAGTCGTGTGTGCTATCCGTAAACACTACTGGACTTGCAACGGTTGCTGATGTTATACTTGCATCTTCTAAATTCTTAAATCTTAAATAAGGACCACTTGCTGATCCAACTTTTAGTTTTGTAGTTGTTGTTGTAAGGCTGTCTGCATAAAATGTTAGTGAGCTATCTAAATCAGCCCAACTGCCGTCCATACCGCTGATGTCAATTTGTTGACCATCGCTAAACTCACCTACGCTGTGTGTAATTGTAGCCGCTGTTGCATCTACATCTGCGGCACTGATACTTTCACTATCAATAAGTTTTTTGCTCACCTTTACCAGTGGCCATTTGTAGAATGCTTCCAGGCTGACTTTGCCAACGCCATCAGCTTCATTGTCTGCATAGTAGTCTACAAATTTACTCAAGTCTGCCATAAAACTTGTGACACTTGCAGTTGGTGCAGTTGACAACCATGTTTTATAAGTTTCGTCTAATAAATCTTCTATACGGCGTTGTAAGCCGCTGTCGCTGTCACCCAGATAATCTGGATGAATAAAATGTGTATCTGGATAATTTGGATATTGAAATACGCCTCTCATTATACTATTCCTACCTTTCCTCGTCTATGGTATGCCTCATTGACAACACCTTCAATTTGTTTTTTGTTTTTCAGGATAAACTCTGTTCCTGTCTGTGTATCTATTGCGTTGATGTTAAAGTTAACAACTGGTGATTGACTTGCTCCACCCAACTCATCATTAGGTATAACTCTACCTGTTGTACCTGGCATAAAGAACTCTGGACCTTTTTCACCAACTATATAACCTTTGCTTGGGTTTGTTGCACCACCTTTTGCAAGTCCTGGTATACCAAAGAAGCCACCAAGTCCACCAAGTAGTCCGCCCAACATTCCTCCGCCTCCACCAAACATTGATCCAAACATACCTCCGCCGCCACCAAAGCCGCCAAATAGTCCAGCCATTGCTTTCTGGATACCACTTTGTAGTATTGAACTTAGGATATTTTTAAGTGCTTGCTTGAATGAATTTTTGAGAACATCCAATAAGCTCTTGCCTTCTACAATAGCATCTGCTAGGTTGTCTGCTAAACTTTCACTTGCTTTCTTGAAGCCATCAGCTATCATCTCTGCAAGTGTTTTTGCACGATCTTTATACACTTCCAAGTTTTCAATAGATTCTTGAATCTTCATAGTCATAAACTCTTGGCTAACACCTGCTTGTTCAGCTAGTACGCTTACATTACCCAGTGCAGCCTGTAACTCGGCGAGCTCGCTGTTTTGATCTTTATAGCGTTTTACAAGTTCTTCAGTTACACTTAGTTCTGCTTTTTTAGGTGCGCTTAGTCCTAATGCACTACGAGCCGCTTCTATTTCTTGTTTACTCTTACCTGGTGCAAACTGGTCAAGCAATGCCTGACGCTCTTTGAGACTTGTAATATCTTTATCTACCATTGCACTCAGTGTAGGTAATTGATCACCACTTGGTAAGTCAGTTATTTTTAGATTTAGTAAGTCAAATGCAGCGGCTGCCTCTGCGGCACCTGCACCTGTTGCTAATAGTGCATTGTACAATTTCATATTTGTTTCAGTTGCTGTTACTGACTCTTGTACATTTTTCTGTAGTTCTTCAAATTGCTTTGTAAACTCAGGAATGACACCACGCATAGCCTCTTTTACTTCTTTAACTCTTTCTGCAAGCATGCCATTTGCAAATGCTGCTTCTTCTGCTGCTATATCACCCAGTGCTGTTTTAGCGGCTAAGTTTACCTGAGCTAGTGTTAGCTGGTTAAGTTCTTTTCTAAGTTCGCCATAGTCAGTTGTTACACGATATAGTGCATCAGTTTTTAAGGCTTTTTCGTGATCTATTTTATCTATTTCTTCTTGGACACGCTTCATTTCGCCAGCCAATAGACCCATTTGTTCTTTGAATACAAGCGTAGCCTGTGTGCCTGCTCCCATACGGAGAATACCATTATTGAAGCCTTGTATAAGCAGTGCTTGTGCTGAACGCACTTCCATCAATCTATTCTTTAGGGCACCATACTTGTCATTCTTTTCATTAAGTTTTTTAATCTCTTCCACCATCGCAGTTGCTGGTGCAAAGTGTGCTTGGAGTTTTGCTAATCTTGCGGCTTCTTCTGCTTCTTGTCTCTTTCTGAACGCAAGATCTGCGGCTGCTTTTTCTTTAGCCTTTTCTATATCCAGCTGTTTTTGTAATGCTGCTATTTGTTGATTTAGAGTTGAAAGATTTTCTATGTTTACGCCAATATTGCTGATACCATGCTCAACCTTTTTAGCTTCAAGTCCTGCTTGTATGCCGTTGAGTCTTGCTATTTCTACTTGTAAACGAGTTATAAACTCTAAATCTGGTTTTTGTTTTGCTTGTTCTCTGGTTATATCTCTTTGTAGTGCGGCAATTGCTTGGGCGGCTGCCTGTGATCGTAGCAAGTCTCGCTGATTCATCTCGCCTGGCTTTTTACTTCCTGCGGTGGCGCCGGGTAAAATTATAGCATCTTCAAGTGCTTTCTTTTGTTCTTGAAGTTGTTTAATTTGAGCCTCGATTGATACGCTGAGTGGACCATCACTTTTGCCAAAATTTTCGGCTATACCATTAAGTATGTTAACTGTGCCAAGTAGTATTTTGTTATATGCAGCAGTTAAACCAGATGCTTTTGACACTGCGGCTGCCGCGGCTGTAAATGCATCTGTAAATTGTGTTTCCAACTGATCAGTTGTAGTACCCATACCATCAAACGCTTCTTCAAGTGCTGTTGAGTTGAGTAGCATATCTGCAAATCGTTTAGCAGTTAGTTCACCTGCTTGTGATAATTCTCTTAGCTCGGCAATACCCACGCCACTTTCTTTTGCAATAATAGCAAGTGCAGGACCTAATGCTTCACTGATACTGACAAATTCATCACCTCTAACAGTGCCTGATGCCATAGCTTGTCCAAACTGTCTAACTGCACCTGATGCTGTGTTAGCATCGGCACCTGAAACAATCAATGCACGAGACATTTTGTTAACAAGTTGTTCTGTTTGTTGTGTAGTAAAGCCCAAGTCGCTTTGTACAATACTCAGCTTGGTAAATAGATCTGCTGTTGCGCTAAAACTTGTTTTGTTTTTTACAGCCATATCACGAAGTTTACCCATTCGGTCTGTGAGATCTGCAGCACCAAATGTAACCAGCTTTAAACTGGCTTCTATGTTTTGTATTTCTTTGCTTGAGTTGATGAATTTGGCCATTGCAAATCCAGCGGCTACAACTGCGGCTGTTGCACCATTGATAGCAAGTCCTAGTCCATTAAAACTTGTACCCATTTGTTGAATGCCACGGGTGTGTCCCGTTGACATTTGTTTCATACCGCCGTTTGCTTTTCTGGTCTGTCTTTCAACACTCTTTAATTGTTGTTCAACACGACGAAGTGGACCACTGGTGCGGTCCACTGCTTTTACAATTAATTCATAAGTAGATGCCATTTATTTTCTCCTGTTAGACTTCTTGTAAGCCTTCTCTTGCTCTTTATTCACATAGTTGAAATATTCTATCCAACCTCTATATTCGACACTACTCATTTGCATTATCTCCTCTACTGTTTTACCCAGTTCAATTGCAAGTTTATACATGAACAGGAGTTGTGGAGATTTACTTAGTTTCCCAGTGTCTCCTCTATGTCGTCAGTGTTGCCCATTTCACCAACCACACGAAGGATAACCTTAGGGTCTACAGCTCGCATAAGTTTGTGTTTGTCTGCGCCTGTAAACAATGGTTTACCATCTGAATCTCTTGCTCTCATAATCAATGTTTGAACAAGTGCTTCTGTTGTTTTGTTAGCCTGCGTAAGTTCGATGATTTTACTCTCTTCAAACATAGTTGTGCTTGGTTTATAATATACTTCACAGTCCCACTCTGGTACTTTAATTGGACCAGTTAAGCCTTGTCCTAATACTTCTTCAAAGTGTGCTGTTGCTTTATCAATAACGCTCATAATCTTCTCGGTCTCCTGTTAATCTGGTTTTCAATTTCTTTATTGACATAACCAGCATTTGCTTGTGGGCTACTGCCCTTGTCTAGTAGGCCTATATACGGTACTCGGTTTTCTATAATTGTGCCTGTAAAGCCTAGATCGAATATTCTTGTTTTCTTCCAACCTTTACGAGCTCTACCGGACCTTACGGGGGTTATAGCCGCTACATTCTTATTTATATCTCTAAAGAGACGGTCAACAGTGCGCTCAATAGTCCTGTTGATGTCATCCATGATGACTGAAGGATTGCTTGAACGCACTGCCATGTTCTTATAGACCGTCTAGTTTAGCGTAAGTTAGATCGCCTGTTCCGTCAAATGCGATTGAATACTCAACTGCACCGTCGAATGACGAACTGCGTGATACGCTAGTCACAATTGCACTACCTTCGTAATACAAACGATCACCACCAGTTTCTGCTGAGTTGTCATTGCCTTCTGGCCAGAATTCGAAGTCAATTGTGATACCAGCACGAATAACTGGTTCAACTGAATCAGTGTGGTTTAGTTTTGCATCTGCTGTATCCCAGTAGCCATCTACTGACCCTGAAAAGCCTGTAAATGTTGGTAAAATAACACGGTTGCCATCGCCCATTGATGTTACATCGATTGTCTCTGTTGTTTCCTCAAGAGTAAATGCTGTTACATTTAGGACTGCTGCTGGAGTGCCATTTTTTGCGTCGATTTTGACGATTCCGTCAATACCTTTTTGCTCTGCCATGATTTTATTTCCTTATATATAAGTTTATATACGCTCTTGCGTAATTTAGGGTGTACCTTTATCATAAAAATACTTAACCTGGAGGACCATTGCAAACTGACCATACGGTGCAGTTTCAGCTATCTCACGGATTTCAATCTCCGT